ATATATTCAATAGTCCATTTATGTGCTTGTGATTCAAAATATTCACTGTCAAGTGAATCTGCTATGTTTAATAGGAACTCGCGTTGTGTTAATAGTGCACCTAGCACTTTAACTTGAAACGCGTTGCCATATTGATTTAATTTACTTAATGTTGTCATATTATAGCTTTTCTATTTCTAATTTTAATTGGTTACAGTACTCATAATCTTCGTTCTCAACAGCTTCTTTTAATTCTTTTTCTAACCAATCTTTTTTAGCCATTGGTGCTCTAGGACTCATTAAAAGTGCAGTTATTGAAGGAATACCAAAATATGCTGATAGATCTGCAGCTTGTTCGAAATAATGGTCTACAAATTTTTGATAGTTTTCATCTATATTCATAACTTATTTTATTTTAAATTTATTTAGAATAATTCAAAGGACCAAATACTTGATTTAACCAATTTGGTGTGTTAGGTATTGATTCGCCTAACTTATCAGCAGTATACATTTGCATGAACGCGTGTGAATTCAGTTCATACTGCGCGTTAAAGCTCGCTTGAATTTGTTCTATATTCTCATTTGATAATGGTATTGTTTGCAAATTCATCAATTGATTATTAATAGATAATTGATGTTTTCGTTCCACTATACGAGCATATAAATCATGTTCGCCGGATTTTTCAGTTGCTTTAGTTAATATATCTTCTAATGTGATGGGTGTAGTTGATTCTAATTCTGGGAATAATTTGTATAGCTTTTTAGGACCTAATCCTAATATACCTGGTAAATTATCACCTGTATCTCCCATAAGTATCTTATAGTTAATGAAATTATAACAGCTAACACCATATTCTTCTAACACATCTGATGGTTTGTATATTTTCTTTTTAGTAGGTGAGTATACTTTTGTTTTATTACTTACTAATTGAAGGAAATCTTTATCAGCAGACATTATAGTTACTTCTCTAGTAGCATTATATTTTTCAAATTTACCTACTAAATAGCCAATAGTGTCATCTGCTTCGATTCCATCTATACAAATCATTGATATTGGAAGGCATTGAAGATAATGAATTAATCTTGCCATCTGGTTATTAATAGCTTCTCTCTCATCATCTTTAGACTGAAATATAGCATAGTTAGTCATGCGATTAGCATTTCTATTTGCTTTATATTCAGGATATAAGTTGCGTTTATTATTAGATCCACCCACACCATCGAATACGATGATTACTTTGGTTGGGTCTATCATCTTAATAGCATAACCTAATGATTTTAAAAATCCAGTTAGGCCACCAATATGGTGACCTTCAGGATTGATATGGTTTATCATTGTGAATGCTCTAAGGAATGTATTTAAGCCATCAATAATCAGCACGGAGTCTTGGACTCCGCGTTGATCATTGTTAACATTGGCTAGCATGTCTGCATATTTATTCTTCAACGTCTACTAGATTAATTTCACTAAAATTTTCTTTCATTTCATCTTCTTCTACAATATCGAATGAATCTGTTCCTAATATTGATAACCAATCTTTGGAATGTTCTTTCTTATACGCGTCAATAGCTTTTTTATCATCATCGATGAAACCATGAACGGTCATTGTAACAGTACCTTTTGTTTGTACACCTGTAACGTGGTTTTTATCAACTGATATTTTAGTACGTTTAGCAAATTCAACGTCTTTACCGTCTTTAGTTGCTTTAATCTTACTAGTACCACTGTTTGATATGTTACCGAATGTTACTACAAGTGATGAATCGAAGAACATTGTATCACCGCCCTTATTTTTCATTTTAGGTTGTTCCATTGGTGAATTTGGTTTTGCAACCCACACCTTATTAACACATACCATTGTATTGGTATACGGTTGATTTTCTTTACGTGATAATACAATCTTTTGATTGATGAAGTTGCCAAATTGCTGAGACATAGCACCTGCATTCCATTCGTTATTGTTCTTATTAGATTCAACTGATAATCTACATGGTATAGATCCTACTGAATCCCATAGGAATAATAAGTCGTATGGTAATTTACCTTGTGCTTGTTCGTTTAATAGGTCAGCTATAAATGCTGCTACATCTTCAATTGTGTTTAATGAACCTCTATCCACATATAGGAAGAAGCCTTTATAATCTATAATTTCACCTGTTTCTTTATCTACTACAGGTTCTAGTTCAAATCCCATTTGCAATGCGTGTTCCCAATTCCATTTCATCTCAGTGATGATGAATATTGGTAATATTCCCATCTTTTGAGCAGCAACTGCTGTTTCTAGCATTGCTGTTGTTTTACCTGTATCACTATGGCCACGTAATAGTGATATGTGGCCAATAGGAATACCAGGTAATGAAATAACATCTTGGAAAGCGTCTGACAATGGAATCCAACGTTGTGGTTTAAATTTAACCGATTGATCTAGAAATTTGCTTTTCTTAAAAGCAGATAGATCAAACGATTTGTTGATAGAAGTGCTTACCACTTCACTGAGTGATTTGGATTTTGCCATAACTTTTAATTTTAGTCGTTAAATAAATCGTCGAATTTGTCTGCGTTAGATGTCTTAGTTGCTGTAACGTCAAGCTTATAAGTTTGTTCAACTGGCTTGTTCATTTCAGTTAAGAAATCATCTTCTTCTTCATCTGCTGCCTTAGATGCGATTGGAGCTTCAGTATCTTCTTCGCTATCTGGGTTTAACCACTTATCTAATAAATCTTTCAATTCATCAAATGAATAGTGTTTGTTAATAGAGAAGATATCTGGTTGTTCTTCTAACACCTTATTTACCAAGTTAGCATCATCAGATATAGGAGTGGTTTTTGGTTTAACACGGATACCGCATTTGATACCTTTTCTACCTGCTACTACATCTTCAACAGCATCGATTGTAAAATCACGTCCATCAGTGATGTCTGTGTAGTCACCGTAATCTTCGTCTGCAGCTATGCCTAATAGTTGGTCGTAGATTAATTTACCAAATTCCCATAAGCGAGCGCCTTTTTCTTCTTCACCACGTACTAATACGGGAACGAAGTAGCGTAATTTTGGTTCTACTTTTTTAGCTAATTGCCAATCTTCTTTGTCAGATGATTTGCGGAGTGATTTTGCAAATTCAACGATAGGATCTTTTTCATTCCAATTGGTCAATGCTAAGATTGGTCCTTTTGAAAAGCCATAGTGGAAGTAAACTTCGCGGAATGGATTTGATTTGTCGAATTTAGAGGGGAGAATTCTTACCTGGTGTTTACCTGCTTTAGGTTTGAAAAAAATTGTCGCATAGTCAATCTTTTCACGTTTTTGTCCTTTGTTTTGAGAAGCGGACAGCTTCTGTTTGATTAAGGATAAATCCATTTTTATTTGTTTTTAAGTGAGGTGTTCTATGAACACAATATTAAAGTGAATCTATGATTCTTTTTTATGGTTTCAAAACTTATTTTGAGCCTTCTTGCGAAGGCTCTTTATTATTTTATATCAGCTAAATAATCTTGATTAGCAGGATCTGCTAATTCTTGTTCATTATCAGCAATGATTTCTCTTAATACATCATTTAACATATCTAACTCAGCAACATCTTCTGTTAAGTTTTTTTGAATGAAGTTAATAAGAGCTGGTTTCCATTGCTTAAATGGTATGCCTTCTCCATCATGTTCATATTCTTCTTTAATCATACCAGCTAATTGCTGCATTCTTTTGATTTCGTTAATGTTTTGTTTCATTTTTTTTTTATTAAATATAATTAATGAGTTGTGTCTATAAATATTATTACTTATTAAAGTCAATAATCTTATGTATAGCTGTATCTAATTTTCTTAGATCAGGGCCGTTTGTTAATAATATGCTGTTTTTATAGTCATTCCAATCCACCATAAAATTTTTATCTAATTTACCACCATTTAATGACATAATCAATGTGTTCAATGCATTAATAGTGTACAATGTATTGGATTCCTTTTTGCGATGCAATAGGATAGTATTAGCCATTGGCGATGCTGCCATGTTTCCAGTATCAATATTATAAGTGCATATCAATTCATCACTCTGTGGTGATTCCAATATGAATATCTTACCGAATAATATTGAATATTTACGATTAATTGTTGCTACGGTATCCTCTAGCGCTGCTGGGGTAGTAAATGTAGCGAATAGTTTGTTCAAGTCGAAAAATTCATTTGATTGTTCCATCATAAATATTTATATTTTTTCTAAGCCATGATATGTTATACCTTGTTTTATATTTACAGGGTATTGTATCATGTTTTTAATGTCAGTTAATAATTGTTTACCATCTTCTTTAGCATAATCAAATAGAAATGCATCATATGTGTATAGTACCAGTTTTGTTTGTTTATCTTTTAAATAATTTAATATGTTATCTAACATCGCTACGTTGTTTGATGTTTCATGACTCTGGATGATATAATTTAGCAATTTAGATTGCGTCATTTCAGCGTCATATGTGAATATTCTATTGCGTGTTACATATTGTTTGCTATATTGATATTCATCCCATATACCATCTGTTAATGTTACGATATCTCTAAAGAATGGTTGATCTCTATATTCAGCCCATACACCACCATATAGCTGTTTGAATGTTAATTCCTTAGCTTCCTGTGTTGTTACGCCTAGTAATTCACTTAATAGTTCATATGTGTTTTTATCTCCAAAGTTAAAATCAACCATATCACCCAATATGCGTGGATGATATCCCTGTATATCAACTTCAACGAATTTGTCGTTTGCTGGTCTGTAACATAAACGTTCACCATTATTTTTATCTAATGCAGCAAAGTTAATGCTGTTGTATGAGTTTGATGGTCTTCCGGTTGTTGTGTATAAGTTGTATTGGCTGTATATTTTACCTTTGCTGATATTAAATTCAGGATATCTTAGGTTTCCGCCATAGCAATCGATAAAGCATTGTTTATCTATTTTAATGCCTTGTGATTCTATTGCGTGAAACACGCGCGTAAGTGGGCCGTTATTAAACGCATAAACAACGTTATCTGCTCGATATTTGTTGATTATAGGTAATATTATATCAAACACTTTCTCCATTTCTTCATAATGTTTACTAATAGGTATTATCTTATTAGTTGATATGAAGTTGGTGTAGTGTTTATAGTAATGTGTTACTGCTGGTATAGCATATGCTTCGCTTAGGTCAGGTTGTTCAATGAAGCTTATATCATATAGCTTTTGTTCATTGGAGTAATGATACATTGCTTCTTTCTTATCCAATACAAATAGTTTGTCTGTATTTTTTTCAATCCAACTAAATACATCTTGCTTTGGTAATGAAAATGATTCATTATGTTCTATACATAAGATATATCCTTTATGAGCAGATAAATCTCTAATGTATATTAAACTAAGTGGGCTTAGTTTGGGGTGAAAATTGTCGTTGTGTTGGATGAAAGATACAAAGCAGTCTTTGAAGGGACCTAGTTGTGCTAGTTGTTCTTTTCTTTCAATAATATAAAACATAACCTTTTATTTGCTTAAATATAAGGTAGAGAGTTTAGCCTACCAAGTTTTTAATCTGTAACTCCAGGAGCATATGTTGAGTTAATGTATGTTTTTAACCCAGGAATTTTTTCTTCAGCTTTATTTAATTCATTTTCATTAAAACTACTTTGATAATATAAAGATACAGAAACATATATTGGGTTAGTTTTGATTTGATTAAAAGTATTTTCATCAATTTCTTTAATTATATTATCATTTGTTTTTTTAGTAAAATATCTAAATACATTGTTTGTAGTATCTGGGTTGAAATAATAAGAAGAAGGTATGTCAGTTGGTATTTTAGTACCAGTTATTTTTCCATAAACATAAGTTGCAGCTGTTGTTAATAAACTATTAATATTTTTTGGTGTAATTTTTAACAATGTAGGAGCATTAGAACTAAATTCTTTACCAGCAAATATTTTACCATTCATTTCATAATAATATCCTTGATACTCTCTTTGAGTACTTTCAAACATGTATTGTTTACCAGCAGTGTACTGACTTTTTACTGTTATATTTGATGGTATTCTTATTGCCATAGTTATTTAGTTGAAATATTAGCATGAATATGAAGAGCAGACCCTCCATGATATATAGTAAATGTAAATCCTGAACTTTTTAATAAGTTCATTATGCTATCAATTTGAGGTTGTGTGAATTCTCTTGTTCCTATATCTATAGCTAGTCCTCTACTGTGAGTTGTTCTATTGCGCTTATCACCATAAGTTCTATGATAAGTATCATTTCCTGCTGTTATTCTAATTGGTTTTGAAACATTAATAAAAGAAAATCCAGCTGTAGATTTTAATTTAGATTGAAAAGTTAAAACAGCAGATTTAAGAGCTTCTGTTATATCTCCATTACTAGATAATTCATTACCTTTTTCAACTATATAAGCTTTGTTTAACTGTTTTCTTAAAGCATCTGCTACTGGGGTAGAGGATGATACTTTAGCGTATTTCTGTACAGTTGTGTTGTATGTACTTTTAAAAGTTTCATTTTTTACCAACACTGGGTATTTTTGGCTATCTTCTGCTACAGATCCTTCTCTAGAACTTGTTGTAACTGCTGTATTTTCAGTAGTAGCCGCTAAATTTATAGTTATGTTGCCAAAGTCTGTTTCAGGACCTTCAGGGTCATCTAATATAATTGTTTTACCTTCTAAGCTAGTAACCCAATCACCATTTCCTATTTTATGTCCTAAATTTGTTACTACGTAGCCTAATTTAGATCCAACATTATTTTCACCTTTATATCCTCTTGGTAAAAAATCAGGATCAATTTTAAATACATTTCCTATAATTATTCCACCAATACCATCTAATTCAGCTGAGAATACTGTTGGAAGGATTGCTCTGTTTCCTGTTTTAGATTTAGTTAAATTGGTAATATCAGCAATAATATCTTTTAAAGCATTTTCATATTTACTTACTTTATCAAGATCAAATTCAGAATCGCCAAAACCAAATTTAAGTTGAGCAAAGAAAGTATATAGTATACTTAAACTTGCTACAATTTTATTAAGTTTAGCTTGTGGAGATGTTTCAGTTGAGCTAGTAGGAACGTCTTTTTCAGGTATAAGCCTATCAGTTAATTTTTTATTGAAACCTACCATTGTAGTAGTATCAGTACCTATACCTCCACCACCACCAGTTTGAGCTGCTATCGCTACTTGAGTAGATTGTTCTGGGAATATTTTTGATTCTAGTTTATATGAACGGACTATTGATTTTAAATTTTGTACTTCTAATTGAAATGCATTATCATAAACATCTTTTCTAGAATTTCTATCAGCATAATTGATATCAATAATTCGAGCATGATGACCATTTGGCTCAATAAATAATTCAAAATTGTTTACATTACCAATAGCATTAGATATCTTAGATAATATGTTTTTCATAAAATCATATAATCCTATATCATTTTTTTCTTTTTTATCTTGAGCAGCTAAATCCTTATTCAAACATAAATCATATAACATCTGAATATTAACATATATATTACCTATTATTCCTAATCCTGAAGTTGTGTCGTCATTAATAAAGTAAGGATGATCTATTTCAGATAAAAATCTAAGTGATTCGCTAGCTTCATTTATACTTTTATTTGCTTCATCAGCAGCTTTTGTTAATTCTGCCTGAGCGGCAATTGTAGGATCAGATTTAGTAGATTCAACAGCACCTCCAAAAGCCTCATTAATTTGTTCTGGATCTAAATTAGTAAAGCGTTTAGTCGATAAAAACGTAAATAATGATGTTTGACTTCCAACAGGTAATGGTTTATTTAATTTAGTATTGTCAATATTATTTCCTTCATCAATAGAGGCAACAATTAAATCAGCAAATTGTGGTCTAATAACTTTGTAATTAGGATCTTGTATCTTTTCGTAATGGCGTTTAGTTAATGCTTTAATTGTATTTGGATCTTGTTGAGTTACTTTTTTAAGATAATCAACAACAGCTTGTTTATTTTTAATTGTTGTGGTAGGAACAGAGATATAATATAATTGATTTAATACACTATCGAGTTGAGTATCAGATAATTTGCTTGGAAATTTAACAATAGGAGCACCCGTTTTTGGATCTATTTCTCCAGTATCTGCAATAATTTTAATATTACTTGCCCATTTTTCATTTTTAATAAGACATACAGTAGGATCTACTGATATTTGAAGAGGATGAGCTAGGGATAATAAGTATCCTTCTCCAGTATTGAAATTTACTGAACCACTGACGTTGGCATCTTTTACTGATACTTCTACCCAGGGTTTATTTGCCGCTTTATCTCTTAATAAGACATAATTATTTAATAAATCACATAATGATTCTAAAGTAATATAGAATTGTTGTTCATCATCTAAAACATTTTTACTATTAGACTTATTTTTTATTTCAATTGTTTTATGAAATACATTATAAGTAGATTTGTCATCAGTTAATGAGAACGATCTTCCTTTATCTCCTATACCTTGTTTATAACATATTTTATATAATTCATAAAATATTCCTGCTAATATATTTTGAGTATAATTATCTTTTAATAATTCTTTATCTAAATCACCAATACCAACAGGAGTTAATCCTTTTAGTTTACCTAATAATAATCCATTTGTTGTAATAGATGTCAAATTTTCAGAAGGAGTATAGTTTACTTTTAATGATTCTAACACTTCACCTAATGAGATTATTTCAGTAGTACAATCATATCCTCCATCTGGTCTAGCTGACCAACTAAAGTTTTTAACATATCCTAGTACTGCTTCATAATTACCACTCTTTTGTGCTGTTTCTTTTAAGGTTTTAAAAAGAATATCTTTTGTTCCTTGTTTAGCATCTGTTAGTAAATTATTTACAGGTATAAGTGAAGACAAATTTCCTTTTTCATCTAGATATGGTGCCCATCCCCATTCTACCAATACTGTATATCCAGGGCGCATATATAATAATTCTAGATCTTCTAGTTGCTTAATATCCCAGCATTGGAAACTTACAGTAGTAGATAATAATGAACCATATGCTCCTTTGCTTTTTACATCTATACCAATTATACCAGGCATAGGGCGAATGCCTAAACGGTATGAACTACCATCGGCAGCTTTGTTGCTATATGCATTTGAAAAATCCCCTAATCCTGAGCGTAATGTATTGTTTGGATTTAATATTCCTCCTTGCATGATATATTTCTTAGCCAATGCTCCTCCATCATTATTTACATTTACAGAAGAAGACATTCTTATCCATGAATTACGTGAATTTAACCACTGTAAGCTTTTAGGAGAGCGATCGATCATCGCGTTTTGGCGGTGGGCTAATGAAGAAGATACATTAGGGTGAAATGATTCTTTAAATATTGACATAACATTTATCTGGCTTTATTAAATTTATCAAATTGACTGATTATACTGCTAACATTACTAGGTATTCTTAATTGAGTACCAGGTACAGGAAACAATGAACCTTTAGTTGCATTATTGTTTGCTGCAGCTATTATCCACCATAGTTCTGAATCACGATAATAAAGATAAGCCATATAATCAAGCCTATCTCCTATAGTTGTAATAACATACACGTCACTTTCGGATAGTGGTATATTAGGGTAGGATTTACCTTTATAATACGGTGTTCCGTCTGCTGTTTTTAGTATTGTATTATTATCGTATCGTGCCATTATTTATGCTTGTATTGTTAATATACTACTTGTTAATGGATTTATATAATTTCCTGCTACATCATTTGCTCCATTATAATTCTGTGCTATATTAGATATTTTATCTGATTTTTGTGGGGTTAAATTTTCAGTTTGTGTTTGAGATCCAATAGGTGTAAATCCTAATGATACTTCAATAATATGAGGTAATATTAATTCAGTATCGTTTATTGCTATTTCCCACGGTGAATCTTGAGGTATTTTATATGATAATGAGTCTAATTTACATAGTTGTCCATCTATATAGCTTCCTATTGTCATTCTCATAAGTGGACCTCTCATCAAGTTATTATTATAATCAGGCATTAAATTACTCATTAAATAATTTAATTTTTGATACATTGGTTTCATTTCTTCATATGATAATGCTGCTACTTTAAATGATACACTCATTTTTCTACTAAATCCATCATATATATAGAATTTTTCACCTCTACCAGCATATTTTACATCATTCCATGTTGCTGTTACATCATCAGACATATCAGTTATATATGCTCTAAATATCATCCAAACTGAATTAGTAGGATTATCTGTATCTATCGCTTGTATTCTAAATTTAACTAGATCGTTTATATTTTTAGTTGGGTTAGAAGGTATTGTTAGTTTATCTATTGTATCTTTTGCACTACCTCCCTCACCTTTAAATAATGGTGTTAAATTAATTAAATCTTTGCGACCACTTCCTACTCTAAGTTCACGTGTAGCTTTACTCCATCCTCCTTCTGTATTTATTTTTACAACATCTCCATATCCATTTTGGTATATAGGGGTTTTTGTTGAAGTTGGTAATACACCATTTGGATTGTTGTAGTTATTACTACCTACATCACCATATATCCCAAATTCACCAGCATAAGATCCAGATATAATAGTAATATCTCCTAAACCTCTTAATTGTTTTTGTTCAATAATTTTTCTATATCTCTCGTACTTAGGAGTTTTAGTTCCTATTACTGTAGTATTGGCAGGAGTTTGAATTTGTAAATTAAATATACCTGGAGCTATTGTGAGAGGAGTTGTATTGGTTTTATTTGCACTATTTACAGCAGTTAATGTGTTATCCCAACTATCATTGCTTTGTCCAAATGAATTTGATCCTGTTGGTATACCACCATAATTAGATATAGCATTTGGTCCTTTTCCTAAATCACTAGTATAATTAACCTGAGCTGAATCTCCCTTATCGTTTCTAGTTTTACCAGCAAAATTCTTAGAATTTAAAATAGCCGTATCGTATTTAAATTTATCTTCAGTAAAGCTAGTTCTATTAATAATAGTATTACCTATACCATAAACTGATCCTGGTCCTCCTATGTAGTTAGCTATAGTAAGTTGAGCTGGTTTTATGCTAGGTATTCTAACTCCAGTTACTTGACTTATTAATCCTAATATACTATTAATTGATGTAGAGGTATTTTGATTTACAGTACTAGTTTGTCTATCACCTAGTTGAAATTTAGTAGCTAAACCTTCTAATCTATTAGTTCCATTTTGGTTATTAGCTGTTACTACAGCTTCATAGTATTTGCTTGGATCTTGTGTTGGTAGGAATCCATGTCTTACAACATGCCCACCAATATGGTTAATTGGTATTTGTGCTAATGTATTAACACCTAAATTATAAATACGAGTAGGTCCTACTGCATTTTCTATTTGGCCTGCTACATTAGCTACAAAATTAACAGCATTAGTTAGAAACCCACCTCCTGTTGTAGCACGGTCTGCTTTTACTTGTTTTGATTCTAATCGTGGGTTAGATAGTTGTAAGCCTACTTGTTTAACTATAAATAACGGACCTTTAGGAGCATCAGTTAAGAATTTCCCAATACGAAGTGTATCAGTCACAGCGGCATTAGTAGAACCTATAACACCACCTCTAATTAAACCCTCATCAAATTTAGTTAATCGTAATTGATTAAATCCACGATCAATAGTATTGATATCAGTTTTAATGTAAGGTTGACCACTACTTCCTCCATCAGGACGATCCTGTCCGTACTTAAGTGATTTAAGATCTGTCTTTAAGTCAAGTAAAGGCATTTATTATTATTTAGTAACGTCCAGGTTGAGGTCCTAGTTGTTTGTATTGACGACCAGATTTTGATTTGTAAACTTGAGATACTACGCCTCTTGGTGTTAAGTTAGGAGCGTTGTTATCCAATTCATCTAATCTAGATTCGGCTTTTACTGTAGCTACACCGTTTTTGTTAAAGTTTTTTAATTTAACGTTAGGTATGCTATCTACAGAATATGTGTTTTGTAATTTACTTGCAGCTGGGTCTAGGTTAGCACTAGCGTCTATGTAGCCCCAAGCTGGTTGGTTTGTTTGTGGGTTAAATCCGTTACCTTGTAGGCTTAAGCTGCTATTTGGTAATTGGTCAAGTACTGATGCCATATTATTATTGTTTTATCGTTTGATATAAATATTAAATTAAGCTGTTTTATATGAACCTTGGGTTAGTAGTGTACCTACTTTTTTGCCATCTATGTTAACGATGCCTTCTTTAGAGTATAATTTATTTACAGCGTCGCGTACTTCTGTTATAGCATTGACCATTGGTGTTAAATCTATTGACATGTTGCCGCCACTTATACCACCACCATCACCACCAAATAAATTAGTTCCTGCTATTAAAGAGTCATTTTTATCTAATTGGATAGAACCTGCTGGGCCGGATACTATAGTCTCTCCTCCGGGGCCTATAATACCATCTTTCATTTGACTGTATACTAAGGTTCCTATTCCTGC